CGGGGTGCTCCACTGGCTCGGTGTCGTCCACCAGATACCCAAGGGTCAGGTCCGGGTTTTCCACGGCTGCGCCGTTCTCGTCAATAATCTTCATGGTTCAAAGCCTCCTTTCTCAGGCCACGCGCCGCCAGATGTGCACATAGTAGGCGGCGGGCTGCACGGTGTTGCTGCGGCCATAAATGGCGTTGGAGCTAGAGGCATTAAAATCAATGTAGTAGCCATATCCGTACGAGCCGCTAGAGCTGTAATAGCCCAAATTGTTGCCTTGCCCTGAATAGCTTAAAGCACCCTGCTTTCTATCTAGTTCGTTAGAATGGTGACCGCTTGCGAATCTGCCCACGCTGCCTGTGATGTTCGGCAGTCCGGCTTCCACGGTGGTGCCCGCTGCGTGGGCGTAGGACGCACCCATCAGTACCCGGTTCTGCGCAATCTCCTGCCATGTACCGCCGAACAGTGCGGCGGGGCTGGTGGGGTCTTCCGAAATCCAAAATTTGATTTTGGCATGGTCTTCTGCCAGAGCGTCTGCAATCAAGGTCTTTACAGCGTCTGCGCTTATCACGCCTTTCAGCGCATCGCCAACAGCCTTTGCGTCAGCCGGAGCGCCCTCGACGCTTAGCGTCTTATCGGTGCTCACGATGGCCGCAGCCCTGTTCGCACTTTCTTCGGCAGAAGCGGCAGAGCTTCCCGCGCTCTTTGCGTCTGCGGACGCTGACCGTTCGCTTTGGGCTGCTTCGGCGGCGGAGGTCCGGGCAGCGCTTTCGCTCTCTGCAGCTGCTGCGGCCTTTTTCGTCGCGGTGCTGGCTGCTCCGGTGGCGGTCTGAGCGGCCTGCAGGGCGGCCTGCTGCTGGTCTGTCACTTCCTCGGCGTACTGCTTGACGTACTCCATGCCCTGTGCAATGTCCTCGCGGACTTCCACGCCGCGCTCAGCCTTACGGATTCCCGCAATGGCTTCATCAAAAGTTTTATCCATAAAACACCTCCTGTCTCATTAACCTGACATGTACCCTTTGAGCGATCGACTCAAATCGTAAGCATCGGACGCTTTGCGTGCACTCAAAGCCTGCAGGTCACTGATGCTGGAAAACTCAGTGCCAAATGTAAACTCCTTTTTATCCGGCGAATCCAACGGCTCAACAAGCTTGGAACACAGCAGCCAGGTATCTACACCATGCGGTGCAGAGAAAATGTGCGTTTGCTTTCCAATTGCAATACGGCTGACATCAATATCAGCGTCTTTCAAATCGACTGCTTTGACCGTCATACCGTTCAGATAGCGCAGATTTTTGGCAAGTTCTTCCTCTGCCGCATCCAGCAAAGACTGCGGCGTGCTTTCGATGCCTTCAATAAAGATCACTTTTGTGATGATGCCAAAAAGCTTTTGCGCAGCCAGATCGTTTGCGGTTTCTGTGATGGCCTCGCCCCATGAAAAAACAAGCCACGATTTCTTTCTGGCACCTACCGCGATCACCCGCGTGTAGATATCCTCTGCTTTGACGTAGTTGGTCAAATCCAGCAGATTTGTTCCAAAAGCCACCGTCTGACTGTTTTTATCGGTGATCGCCTGCAGATAGTCCAGATACCGGCGCGGTTTTCCGTCAGGATCCTCTGCATGGCGCAGCACCAGATATCCGCCGTACTTTTCAACCAGCTCACTCTGCAAGATGTCCCACGTAACGCCGTAGTTTTTTCCATCGCCAAAGCTGTATGTAGGTTCTTTGACATCAAACAAAAAGCGGGGATCCGTCTTGCCGTTGATAGCAAGGCTGTATTTCCCGTTTTGCTCGGTGATCTTAAAGGTCTTGGATTCAGATGCCTGCTCAACGTTATAAATGGAGTACGTGCCAAAATTCTTGTTGCAAGTACCGCAGACGATTTCGGCTTTTTTCACTTCGACCTTTGCAGCGTACGTTTTGCCCTTTACATAGGCTGCAAACAGACGCACGCGGAAATTGTTGCTTCCAATCCGTGAAATAATGCGACCGTTCGCAATGTGCTCTTCACCGATTTTCCAGCTCAGGCAGGAAGCTTTGTCGCTCTCTGTTTGCTCATAGAAAATATTCGTCTTTCCATCCACGGGGTCTACAATTCCCCAATGGTAAATGTAATCTCCATCATCAGAATCGTAACTGTAACCCACTTGCACGACTTTGATGCCGTCTACATAGGGCACGATCATGGGAATGTCCATCTCGACTTTTCCGGGAGTAAACGCCTTGTAAGCGTCAACCTGCGCGTTGTGGTTATCGCAGATCCATTCCAAAAACTGCGAAAAGCTCACATTTTTTGCAGCGTACGGCGCAAGACCGCTATCATTCAGATACGCAAGCTCTCCTTCGCAGTAGATTTTCTGACGCATCAAAAAATCCTGCTCATGGCTCATGGGGCGGCCCTGCCAGATGGAAACGCCGTCCTGTTCCACCTCTACCGTAGTGCGCAGCTTTTGCAGCGCAGAGTGTGCCACATTGCCCAGCGGCATGGTAAACTCAAAAGAGCCAGCTTTACCCACTTCGCGGGTCAGCGTGGGGCTGATGAGCTTTTTCGTGTCGGTAATGTCGCTGATATCGTGGATACAGACCTTAGTTTTCCATGTGTCTACATCCGTCTGCACACCAGCATAAACTTTGTAGCTCATAGACTTGCCCCCAAATACTTGATACTGATGCTGCAGTCTGCCGATGCAGCAAAAACGAGGGTGCCCACCACACCGTCCGGCATAGTAAGCCCCTCGATATACTGCCAGTCGGTGGACTTGGCCAGAATGCCCACCTCAAAGCCATTGAGAGACACCGCGATGTTTGCGGCGGTCTCGCTGCGCTGGAAGTAGATGCCGGCCGCACGCGGTGCACCGGTGATGGACACCTCTTTGTCCTCGCCCGCCTTGAGCGGGATATTCGTGTAGTTGCGCACGATGTCCGTTTCAAAGTTGAAGTCATCCCACAGCCAGTCGTTGGTGCCGTCGTAGACGCTGCGCTTGAAGGGGTTGCAGGTGCCGGTGATGGTAAAGGTGCTGGAAAGCCGGTCGCGGGATGGTGTGACTTTCCAAAGCCCTTCCCAGTACCACGCCGGGTCTTCATCAAAGCGGCACTGCAGCCACTTGCCATGAATGGCGTTGGCGATGGTGCTTTCGATGCTGGGCCACTTGCTTTTTGGCGCGTTGCACAGCAGTTCCATGGTGATGGTGCGCTTTTTATAGTGCACCTTGCCATCGTCCCATGTGGTCAGGTTCAGCAGTGAATCGGATCCGGTGACCTGCACAAGGTATTCTTCCGGTTCTGCCGCGCCGATTTTAGGGCTGCCTACCTTGAGGTACAGCCCCCAATCTGTCAGGGTGTGAAAATTGCCGATTTTTGCCCCCAGAAGCTTTGCCATTACACACCCCTCGCTTTCCGTTCCACTGTCACGCCGATGCGTGCATCTACGTTGGTCGCCATGCGGGTCGACAGCACGCCCACCAGTTCACCGGAATCCATGACCACCTGACCCTTGCCGATGTCTGGCAGATGCTCGTCCAGCATCCCCTCGATGCGTTCCAGAATGCTGGTCTGCCGGTCAACAATGGACTGCTGGCCGGTGACGCGGTACTGCAGGGCCGCACGGGTGGAGAAGGTGCCCAGACTGTCATACATGCCGGTTTTGTCAAAGGGGCTCTGGTAGTGGCTGACAGGCTTCTGATTATTCTTCTTGTCCATCCACATGGCAAGGCCAATGCCGCCAGCGACAGCGCCCACGCCCAGGATCAGGGCAAGAATAGGATTTGCTGCAACGAAAGACACAATAGTGCCAAGCGCAGACGTGATGCCACCTGCCATGCCGGAAAAGCTCTGGACGATGTTGCCTAGTGCTCCGCCCACGCCGCCGGACTTTGCAAGACCGTCGATGATCTCGCCAAAAGCCTTGACCGAATTGGTCACACCGTCGATATCGGATTTTACCCCGCCGTCAGAAAAAAGCTTCTGGAAGATATCAAATGCCTTTCCGATGCCACCGCTGAAGTAGCCCTCATTGACCGCGGTCAGTGCGTCCGTAAGCCACTTAGAGATCACGTCACGCTGTCCCTGCGACACTTCGCCCCAGATCAGATTGACAAAATCCAGCCCAAGACTTGCCCAGTCGCCGTTTTTGGCGTCTTTGAAGGTGTTCTTTACCAGCCCGAAAATGCCCTTATCCAGATGGCCGGAAGCCTCGCTCAGCTGCTGGTCAATGCGGTTCTGGGTGCCCTTCACGCTCTTGTCGATAAGAGTAGAGGTCTCCGTCACCTTGTCTTGAACGCCGTCGATGTAGGTGATGATCTTCTCGTAGGTCTCCGCGCCGTTCTCGCCGATGCGCTGGCCAGTCTCTGTGACGGTCTTCTTGATATGCTCGCTGTCGTCCGCGTACTTTTCCACCGCCTGCTGCACCTTTGTGGTGATGCCGTCAACGGTGGTTTCAGAAATGTTGGTAAAGGTGCCCAGCAGCGTTTTTGACATGTCATCATAGGTCTTTGTGACCTTTGTGACCGTGCCGTTGACTTTGGTCTCGACCTGCTTAAAGGTCGTGGCAACACCGTTCACCATCTCTTTTCCGGTCGTGGTGGTGGTCTCGGTGATGCGGTCTTTGATCTTGCCCGCGCTGTCCTTGACCTTCTCGGTAAGGGTCTGGATGCTGGTGGTCACAGTTCCCAGCGCATTCTGCGCGGTGGTTGTAGCCGTGCTGGAGATGGACGAAATGACCGTTTCGGTAGTGGACTTGGAGCCGGAGGAGCCGGATCTTTTTCTAGTTGAAGGACCAGACGGGCTGGTTGTAATGGAGCTGCCGCCGTTGCCGCTGGCTGCCGCCAGCTCCGCCTGACGCTCCGACCAGCTCTTGTTGCTGATGCCGATGCCTTTTTTGGCATTTTGCCGTAAACGGTCTTTGTTGCTCTGCCGGTTATTTGCATCCGCGTACTCTTCGTAGGTATCAAAGTCTGCTGTGGCGGCTTTTCCGAGAAAGCGGTTGAGTTTATAGCTCAGCTGATCCAGCCATGTGGTGGCTTTGCTCGCGAAGTCCTTGAGAGCGTTTTTTGCCGTGCTGATAGGCTCCGTCAGGCCGGTGATCGCGCCTGCGAGACCAATCCAGCCGTCCGTTTTGTAAGCTTCCTGTGCTGCGACGAGCATGTCGTTCAGATTGCCGATTACAACGCCGATGCCGCTGGATAAATCGCCGGTCAGCAATCCGGCCAGCTGACTCACGTTGTCCTTCAAGGTGGAAATGCGGCCATTCATGGTCTGGCTCTGGGTGTCCATGCTGTTGTAGTAACGCCCGCCCTCTTCAGATGCGGCCTGCAAAGCCTGCGTCAGCAGATCATAACTGATGGTCATCTTCTGCACTTCGGTGGTGGACTTGCCTGTGTAGTCGGCAAGAATGCCGTACACGTCGATGCCGGCATAAGCAAACTGCTTGATATCGGCCGCTGTAGCCTTGCCGGTGTTGGCGATCTGCTGCAGGTTTTGGGACATGCGGTTCAGCTCGTCGTTGCCGCCACCGGTCGCAGAGACAGCGTCGCCCAGCGCCATGATGGTATCGCGGGCATAGGAAGCGTTTTCGCCCGCAGAGATCAGGTACTGGTTGGCCTGTGTCAGGCTCGCCACGTCAAAGGGAGTTTTTGCCGCGTCTTCCTGGATCTGGCTCATGACCTGCTGCGCCGCTTCCGCGCTGCCCAACATATTGGTAAAGCCAGTGGTGTATTTCTCGATCTGGGCGTTGTACTCAATGCCGGAAGAGATGAAACCCTCTGCGGCACCGAGCGCAGCGGAGCCAAGCTTCGAGAAAATGCCCGCCATGACCGTGCCTTGCGCAATTGCACTGGCCAGAGACTTGCTGGACGCTTTATCCGTGGAGCTGGCAAAGCCATCCATGCCGTTGTTTGCAGCTTTCAACGCGGTCGTGGTTGCCCTGAGCTGCGCTTCTGCCTGTGCCAACATGGTCTTGAGATTTTTGGTTTCAGAGGACGCTTTGCCGGTCTTGCCCACCGATTCGTTGTAACGTCTGGTCAGCTCCACTACGGCCTTTGCGGCCTTGCTGTACTCTCCTGACAGCGAAGAAACGGTCTTTTTTGTCTCGGATTGCACATTTTGGATTCCCTGCCGGTAGGCGCTGTCGTCCAGCCCGAGGGTGGCGCTCAATTCAAAAAGTTTCAGGTTTCATCACCCCCGTTCAACCCATTTTTAATGCGTGCTATCACTTCATCAGCGGACGGCTGCGGTGGCTGTGGGCGGTTCTCCACAAGCCCGGCCACCATGTCGTACCACCGCTCTTCCGCGCCTATAAGGTGTGCCAGAGCGTCCGTCATGTACGCCTGATAGCTGAGTGTGATGCGCTCTTGCCGCAAAGCGTTCAAGCAGTGCTGCAAAATGTACGGCCTGCCAAACAGCCGCAGTGCGTCCGGGCTGATGGAAGAAATCAGGCGTCTGTACCCGCCAGCACCAACGGCAGACACCAGAGCAAAAAATCCAGCACATCATCGTTGTTCAGCAGCTCTTTCACCGCGCGCATCTTCTTGAACGGGCCAATGTTTTCAACCACCCCGTTTTCATCCACGTCCGGCTCATAGAGCAGCGGAAGCAGCTTTGCAGTGGCAGCGGCATTGTCGAACAGCAAGCTTTTTGCCATAGCCTGAATGTTCTTTTTTGCCTGCTCCTTCTTCTTCTGTTCCAGCTCCTCCGGCGTTTCCTCGCCGGTCAGGACCGGCAGAACCTTGCGCAGCTCCATGATCTTGGATTTTTCCAAGACCTCCTCTGCCACATCGGCAATCTGCCAGCAGTGGCGCAGAAAATCTTCATCGGACAGCTCTGTCAAAAATTTCATGCGGTGTCCTCCTTATGCTGCGGCCTTGGGGCTGTAGTACCACTCCATAGGCACGGCGTCGTCACCCATCCGGGGGCAGCCGGTCAGGGTGACAGACAGATTGCCCTTGCCTTTGTCGGTGGTCTTGAGGGACAGACCGCCTGTGGAGAGTGCATTCATCAGCTTGACGGCCACAAAGCCGCCGTCGATGGTGTCGCCGACCCACCAGATGTCCTTGAAATCGCCGGTGCTGGCTGTCGGATCCAGCGTCATGCGGGGGGTGACCTTCTTTTCACTTACATCCGCAGCGCCCAGCGCCAGCTTGATAACGTCCGTTGTGACGTTCAGGGCTGTAAAGGCCAGCGTGCAGTCGTAGTCCTCGATCTGCATCAGTTCTGCGGTGTTTTTCTGGCAGTTGTCCACATCATCGCCAAGGTCGGTGATGTTGGGTTTGCACTCTGCCGTCACGCCGCCGGAGGTGGCGCAGATGATGTCTGCGTCCTGAATCTCGGTCGTGCCGGTCGGGTCAAACTTGTTCAGCACGACACCGGCATTGATCTGCATGGACTTGAATGCTTCTGCGCTGATCTTGGTAAACTTTCTTGCCATATTGCTCCTTACTCGCAAAATTGCGTGATTTCAAAATTGAGATATTCGCACAGATACCCTTCAGGCGGGTTGTCGAGGGGCTGTGCCCACGGGGTGCCTTTTTGCAAAAGAATAGCGCCGCCCTCGCAGGAAAGCGTTGTGCTGTCCTCGAGGGCTGCGCTGATCGTATCCTCGGTTTGCAGGATGGGGGCTCTGCCGCCCTTGCTGGGGTACCACAGCCGGGCGTGGAAGGATGCCGACTCGTTCCACCCGCCGGGGATGGTGGGCTTGTAGGTCAGATAGGGCAGTGAAGCGGCAGGAGGGATGTTATCTTCCAGATAGCCCGGGATTCCAAAGCCGTTGAAAAAAGCGTTCAGCGCCCGGTTGATGCTCTCAGACGGCCCCATTACGGCAGCACCGCCTTTTTGCACTTGACGGCCCGCAGCCCCATGCCGGATTCCGGCGGGGCTTTGCTTTCGTCTGCTGCGCTGGTGATCTGGAAGGTCTGGCCGTCGCTCACCCGCTTGATGTAGTCCGGGAAGGCCAGCGGAACGCCGGTGTTAACCAGCAGCGTATAGGTGGAAGCGGTGTCAGCCTGCTCCGCCACCTGAGCTTCCACAGTGGTGTCGTGGCGCTCCACGGCCTCAAACTCGGGGCCGTCCTGCCAGCCGGACACAAAGCCGCCCACGCCGTCCGGTTCATAGCTGCGGGTCTGAAAACGGTATTTTTGGGTAAAGCCCTGCATCACGGTGGATGCAGCGAACGGATTGACCATGTCACATCTTCCTCCACTGATTGATTTCGGTTTTATAGCGGGTCTTGCCGTCGGCAGGCAGCCCGTCCGCGCCTGTAGCCATCGTGCCGGACCACCCAGCAAAGGACTGGGACACATACACGCCGCTGGCCGGGAGCGCCTTGTCGTATGCATCAATTTTTTCAGCCAGCGCCACGAAGTCAGGTGGCACACGCATAGGCTGCACCGTGCCGTTGAAGGTCTCGGCGGTCAGATCACCGTCCCCGGCTCTGTGCACCCCATCGTTGAAGATGGATCCGCACACAAGGAAATACTGCCCAGGCACTACCCCGGCGGGCACGGTGTCCGGCTCAAAGGCGAACTCCCCGGCAATGGGGTCATCCGCCCGGTCAAAAAAATTGTGCGTGTAAACGCACAGCTCTGGGACGTTCATCGGATGCCTCCTACTCAAAAAGGGCGATTACTCACCCGGGGTGATGGTCTGGACAGAGATGCCGTCCAGGTACTCGGCAAACAGGGTCACGCCGGTGATGGCGAAGCTCTCAGAGACGGCGGTGGTGTAGTTGCCCTGGGTGTGGAAGCCGATCAGGTTGCTGGCCTCGCCTGCGGTGGTGTACACCAGCCCAGCCTTGGCGTAATCGCTGTCGGAGGGGTCGACGTAGTACATCACGATGTTGTCCACGGGGGTGGCAATGACCTTGCCCTTTGCGATCTCGCCGTCAGACAGCAGGAAGATGGTGTTGTAACCCATGAAATCCTTGATGTACTGGAAGCCGTACTGGTTCTGGATGGTGATCGGGGCGGTGCCCAGGTACTCCGCCACGTCCAGGACGTTGGCAAAGCCCACAACGCCGGTGACGGTGCGGTGCATGTTCTTGAACTTGTTTTCCACGCTGCCCTTTGCCATGGCCAGAGCCATCTGGAAGGTCTTGGGAGTACCTTTCAGACTGCCGGTGTTCAGGTACTTGTAGAACTTGTCAGTGACCTTTGCGGTCAGGTCGAACAGGAACTCGTCATCGGTCTTCTGCACGGCCACATCGTAGCCATAATTCTGGATAGCCTCCAGAGATACGGCCTTGGCGTACTTCTCGATGGTGATCTTGCCATAGTCCTTCTCTTTGACGGTGTACTGGCTGTAGGGGATTTCCTCGCCCTCTGCCACGGTGCCGCTCTGCAGCGTACCCTGAGCGTACTTGCTCTTCAGCACGGTGCCGGGCTGCATCCGAATGGGGCGCATGATGCCCATGATCTCCCGCAGGTGCTCCCAGTTGCGCTGGAAGCGTGTCACAAAGTCGATTTCCCGAGGGTTGACGGTGATCTCGGTAGTGGTGATCAGATTGGTCTTTGCTGCCATGTGTTAGTCCTTTCCGCCGCCCGTGAAAAGGTCGGCATTTGCTGCAATGGCCGCCTGGCGCTCGCCGGCGTCCTTGATTGCAAAAATTTGGTCTTTGGTCATTTTGGAGCCGGTGTTTGTGGGCGGGGTGTCCACCTTTGCGCCGGTGGTGGTCGTAGTGCCTACGAAGTCGCTCCAATCGGCTTTCAGGCTGTCGGCGTGCTTCTTGGCATCCTTGACCTCGCCCTTTTCGTCCAGCTCCAGCTTGTCGATATCCTCGCCAGACAGCCGCACGACCCGATCAGCATACTTGTCCAGCACCCCGGCGGACTTCAGCAGCTCCCGGAACTTGGCTTCCTTGGCTGCGTGGGTGTCTTTCTGGGTCTGCTGGGCCTTGTAGTCGGTCAGTGCCTGTTCAGCGGCCTGCTTGCCGCCATTGGCTGCGTCACGGTCTTTCTCGGCTTGTGCGCGGGCTGTTTTTTCTGCATCCAGCTGGTCCTTGAGTTCGTCCGTCTCCTTGTGCAGGGCGTCCAGAATGGCTTTGGCCTTGTCATCGTTGGAGGTTTCGGGGTTCTCCAGAATCGTGCGGATGTCAGCTCTTTTGAGTGCCATGTAATAGTCCTTTCTGCCCTTGCTCGGGCTGCCATGCTTGGCAATAAGTTATTTGCCGGACGTGCTGCCGGTGTGGTGCCGCCTGCGGGGCTTGAACCCACGGCCCCCGGATTACAAATCCGGCGCTCTGCCATCCTGAGCTAAAGCGGCATAAAAAAGCGGCTGACGCTGTGCGCCAACCGCTGAGTATTAAATTTTACGGCCTTGTTTCCACACTGGGCAGGATGTCGGTGTGGAAATAGAGCTTGTAGTGGTAGGGGTCGGTATGGGTGCCGGTGATGTCCTCCACCACATACATGGTGTAGTCGTTCAGGTAGATGTAATTCTTGCGGTAGGTGTCCGGGCCGATTTTTACAGTGCAGACCAGCTCGTTGTTCGAGTTGTTGGAAATGGACATATAGCCCTCGGCCTCCATGATGACCTTGTCCGTGCGGGCGTTGTAGACGGTGATCTTGCGTTCGCTCTCAAAATAGTCGGCCTGCTTTGAGATGTTGGCGTTCGCCTTGTCTGCCTCAGAGCAGCCGCATAGAAGCAACACTGCCAAAAGCGTAATTGCTGCAAAAAACTTTTTCATGTTTATTCTCCTTTGCGAAAATCCAAGCATTCTTTGATAACAGCTACCTCTTCTTTGCTGAATATCGGCTTATCCGCGTAAACCGATACCGTTATCTCAACCTTTGCTCTACCCTCGCCATAAACCAAATCGCAAAGGGCTTGCAAGTTTTTAGTGGCTTCTTTTCCTTCCTCTAAAAACTTTTTCCTCAGCACTTCTTTTTCTCCGCAGCTCTCGATTGTTAAGAGCTTCTTTTTGGTTTCCTCAATATCTTTTTCTGCCTGTTCTGCAATAGCAAGTCCTCTTTCTTTGAGAAAACAATGCATTGTGAGCAAATCTTCAAGTCTCTCTTTTTCTGTCATGTTATTCTCCCTTCTCCGCTTCTTCCACGGCGATCTCTCGCAGCTCGTCAATGTGTTCTTCCACCGCCGGGCGGAGGAACGGACGGGGTGCCATGCCCCGGGTAAAGTGCCACTTGCCGTTGAAGTCCTTCCAGACCCACGGCGTTTTGCGCCCGTTGCCGTTTGTGGCGTGAACGCCCGTGCCCAGCTCCACATAGACGCTGTAAAACAGGTTGCTGCCGATAGTCACGGTCTTTTTTGCGAGGTCGAGGGCAAAGGTCAGGCTCTGCTTGAGCGCACCGCCCACATAGCCCTCAATGCCCGTGCTGTCTGCCGTGCCAGTAGGCACAAGCAGCTGGGCGTAGTCCTGTACCTTCATGCCCCAGATGGTCAGCACCCGCTCTGCCCAAGAGTCCAGAGCTTCATGCAGCTGCGGGGTGTTGTCGGTGAATTTGATGTTGTAGTTAAAGTTCACGGCTTATCCCTCGGTTCTCGCTTTTTCTTTAAGATGCGACCGCACTCAGGGCAGAAATTCAGCTGTCCGGCACGATGCGTTACCGTACCGCACACGCCTGCGCCTTTCCTGTGCGTTTTTGTGATAAGACTGACTTGAAACGTGGTGTAAAGGTCGTTTTCCCCTTTGGGGGAATTTTTCTTCCACCACGCAAGCCTCTCGCAAAATTTGCAAGGCTTCTTCTCATCCATGCTTTGCAGCCTCCTTTCTGCGTTTTCGCTCTTCTGCCCACCACATTTGCTCTTTTTCCTTTCCGCCCTTGGATTTATACCACTCGGTGTAATCCATGACGGGGGCGGTCTCTTTGGTCACATTGTCCCGCTGCATGGCGTTCTGCCGGGGGTACTTGCCCAGTGCAGAGGACAGCACACAGCGGCAGTGGTAAACCATCTCCGGGGCTGCGTTGGGGTCTCCGGGGCGCTGAATCTCGTAGCCCATGACCTTGAACGGCTCGTCAAGCTCTGCCGTCTGCTGGTCAAGCAGGCGGTGCATCTCACGGGTGCGGTAGTCGTGGGTGGAGTTCCACCGCTTTTTGACCTCGATGCCCAAAGCCTGGGCGTTGCGCATCTGCTGCAAAGCTCCGGCGTTCTGGGCACTGGTAAGGGCCGTGATGGCGTTGTTCATAGCCCAGTGGATCTCTGTATCAGCCATACCGTTGACGGCCTGCACGGCGATGTCGTGGACGCTCTTGCCCTGCACGATGCCCTGCATGACGTAGCGGTTGAACACCCGGGCGTCATAGGTTCGGTTGCTCTCGCTCTTGATGCGCTTGTTGGGCACCATGCGGGGGTTCTCCTTCAGCAGGAGCTTGACTGCTTCGGTGTTGTACAGGGTCAGCCCGAACGTCACGCCTGCGGCCTGTTCCAGCTCGTAGAACGTCCAGTTTGCGCCAAAGGAAAAAATATTGTATTGCTCGTCCCGGGCAAGCTTGTAGGCCGTCTCTTGGGCTGTGGTGCAGGTCTTGGTGATGCCGTCCAGCTTGGCGTGCATCAAATCGGATTGAAACACCTGATTTTGTAGCCAGATGCGGTAGTCTTCCTCGGTGATCTCGCCTGCGTCCAGCTGCGCCCGCTTGCGCTCGTCCAGCGCTTTGTACTTGGCTAAAAACTCGGTCAGCTGCTCCTGCATCTCCTGGCGGGCAGTGCCGTACACCCGGAGGATACGGCGGCGCAGGCGGTTCAGCTGGCGGGTAGAGATGCGGTCACGGTCGTTCATTGTTTTCCCCGGCGGGTCCACATTTGATGTTTCCGAGTTCGTCAACGCCTACTGCGCGGACTTTTGGCTCGTCCCAATCAATCGTGGTCGGCTGCATCAATTCGACTGCATTTGCAAACCGCTCCAAAAGCTTCCTGTCGTTTTCGTCCAGCTCAATAACAAACTTGCCGATGATGTTTTCAGTCATCGTCTTCATCCTCCTCGTCGCCCACGGTCTCCCGTGTTGCGCTCTCAGCCATCAGCGCGGCCTTAGCCCGCTCCTTTTGTTCCGGGGTCAGGTTGGGCATCAGGTCAATGGCCATGTCCTGCCCGATGATGACAGCCTCAGAAAGCACCGTTGCGACCTGCTCAGCCGTGTTGGTGATCTTGCTTCGGTTGAATGCCGGCATAGCGTTGTCAAAGCCAGCCAGTGCGCAGATCTGCCGGATGAACGGCTTGACCTGAGCCTCGAAGTCGTCCGCGTTCTGGTTCAGCGGTTCATAGGCCGCATCCAGATGGTCGTTGGTGCTGTCCGCGCTGACACAATGCACGTCCAGCCCGCCGAAGTCCTCATACACCCGGGTGTGGAGCAGCTCCAAAAGAGCCTGCCGGGCCGTCACAGGAATCTCGGTGGTGTAGGGGGTGATCTTACCGCCCTCGCTGGTGTCTGCGCCTGCAATGTGGTACAAATTCAGCTTGACGAGGAACTCCTGCAGCTCGTCATCGGTCATGCCGTTGAAGTTCTCACACAGCCAGTAGATCTGCGAAAAGTCCTGCAAGTCATTGCAGAAGCCGGACATCACCAGATCTGTGTTGTCAATGTAGGCTTTCAGGCCCACAAGGGTGCTCTGGTGCAGGTCGGAGCCCCACAGCGGCACAATGGGAAGAGCGCTGTAGTTTTCGCCCTCCACGCTTTCCAGCCCGCCGCCGGGTGTGGTGACTGTCACGCTCTTGTATGCCTGCTTCGGCGTTGTCTCCTGCATCACATTGCCGATTTTGCTTTCCGTGTACTCAGTGAAGCCGTCCAGCTCGTACAGGATGTAGTGCATATCCGTGTCCGGGTTCAGCCTCCAGAAGCGCACGCCTGCCTGCAAAAGGCCCGTCTTTTCATCGTACAGGGGAGCGAACTCTGTCAGCTTGAAAACCACCAAATGGTCGCTGTTCCAGAATCCGAAGCTCTCACCGTGGATCAGGGCGAAATATCCGGCCTTCTGGATCTGCTCGTCAAAGTTCTGCCCCAGCCTGTCCTTGTCCACGCCATCGTCCGCAAAGACTACGCCGTTGCCGAGGGAGTAGGTCGCCCGCTGCTTGTTGAGCCGCCGGAAAAGATTGCTCTTGACCATATCGGGGTGCAGGACATCCTGCTTTGTGTTTTTGGACAGGCGTTTCAGCATCAAAGCGTAAGCCTGCGCGAAGCGCTCAGCTCCCGGGTTTTTCTGGGCATCGTACAGGTCTGCGTCCAGCGCCATCTTGTACGGTCCGGAACTGCAGTGCTGCTGCACGAACCGCCGGATGAAATCAGGCTGTTCCCCGGCGGCTTGCGCCTGCTGAAAGGTCTGGAATGTGTATACAGTGCTCAAAATCAATTCCTCAGTTTTACAAGGCGCTTTGTGCGCACGAAATAGCGGATAGCGTCCATGCAGTGGTCGTTGACCTTCAGCACGGTGTCGTCTTTATCTGGATCCCAAGCGTACACGCCAAACTCTTCCAGCGTGTGCTTGCAGTCTTTGTAGATCTTCAACCGCCCGGTCTGCAGCATGGTCTGCACGTCCAGAATGCCGCTCAGAACGTCGTTGTTTGCGGGGGTCTGGGTAAAGCCGTTCTTGCGCAGCTCTGTAATCAGGGGCAGGGCAGAGGGGTCAACGATGATCCTCTCCGGCTTGAGACCATTCAGCCACGCCTTGAGGTCTGTGACGTACTCGCCCACGGTCTTTTGCCGCTTCTGTTCGCGGCCGCTGTAGTAGTACTCCCGGGTGACGATCCAGCAGTCTGCATCTGCCTGCTTCTGGAGCAGCAAAAAAACCGTTGCGTTCTGGGTGCCAAAGTCGCACGCCACATAGGCGCTCTTTGGTGACAGCTCCGGCAGCTCATCAACGACGTGCTTCTTGCGGTCGAACATGTCATAAACAAGACCCTCGGCCACCGTCCACAGGCCCAGAATGAAACGCTGATAAAAAACGCCGCTGTACTGGCTGCGGTATCTGGCTTTGATGTCCTCGGAAAGTGACAGGTTGTCGTCCATCGTGAAATGGAGATACATCACCTTTCGGGAACGGCATTTCCGCACCCACTCGAGATAAAACCAGTGCTGTGGGCTGCCCGGGTTGCAGTTGAACCAGAACTTTGACCCGGTGACAGAGCAACGGGCTGTGGCCTGATTGACGAAGCTCTGGGGCATCAGAGCCACCTCGTCGAAGAATACCCCGGCAAGGGTGATGCCCTGGATCAGGTCCTGACTGCTTTCGTCCTTGCCGCCAAAAAAGTAAAACTCGTTAGCTTTGCCGCCCTTGCTGACGGTCATGCAGTTTTCTGCCCGATGCTCCTTGACGTTGTAGCCACGGGCTGCAAGCTGTTGCTTGAGCGTCCCCAGCACGTTGCGCCGGAAGCTGGCAATGGTCTTGCCACACATGGCAAACTGCTGGCCGCTGTAGCAAGTCATAGCCCACTGGACGAAAGAAAAGCTCATGGCAAAGGTCTTGCCCGAGCGGATAGCTCCATCGGCAATGATGCCGTTGTAGCCGCTGTATGTGCTCTGCGGTGTCCACCAGCTCAAGACCTGCTTTTGCCGCTGGCTGAGGGCTTTCCAACGAAAACCGTTACTTTTCCGCATGGTCGTCCTCTTCCTCCGGCAGCATCTCCACGTCATCCGGCGGGCTGATGTCTGCGGCAGCGCTCAGAGCCTCAAGCAGGCCATCGTCCGGGGCTTCTATGCCGCTCTGGTCTCCCAGCACAGCAAACTTGTCCACGATGGTGCCAAACGCCGTGGACAGCTGCGGCAGCGTTGCCTCTGCGATCTTGTCAGGGTCTGCCATCGCCTGAAGGTACAGCCCGAGAAGATCCTGTGCTTCCCCGCGCTTGCTACCTAAGTAGGAAAGCATGTCCTGCGTGTTCTGCTCTTTTTTTAAGGCGCACAAATCCGCGCACTTGGGATTATCTTTCACGATTTTCCGCACGGTGCTTTCTGCCACGTCGTTCAGCTTTGCGGTTCTGGCGTAGCTCTGCAGCTGCACATAGTCAGCGATGATCTTCTTTTTTTGTCTGTCTGTCAGCCGCTTCGCGCTCACCGCCACCACCTCTCTAAACCCATGCAAAAGAAAAACCGCCCGGAAATCCGAACGGTCAAAATATCGAATGTGCCGCCAGCCGGATTTGAACCAGCACCCACGGAATGGATGTGCGCAGTGGTTGGCTGTGCAGTGATGTTCCCGTGGTGTCACCAACGTTGTCCCGCCTTAAATGGGCGGCGCTCTGCCAGTTGAGCTATGACGGCATATAAGCAGCACCCGTGCATTCAGTTCGTTGGACATGCGTCAAACGGTGGGCGCTGCTGCATCCGGAACTTTCGCGGCCGGATGCCCCGCTGTTGCGCGGCCCCCTCATAGGGCACGCAAGCACTCCCGGCAGGGCTCGAACCTGCAACATGCGGTTTTGGAGACCGCTGCTCTACCACTTGAGCTACCGGAGTATAAAAGCCGCCCTTGGAATCGAACCAGCCGTGTCTACACACACGCGCCGCGCTCCAAACTGCGCTCAGGCGGCCATATAAAAACAGCTCCGGTTCGCCGCCGGGGCTGTTGGTTGGCGCACATCCTGTCAGGAAAGCTACACCTTGGCAAGGATTCTAAGGCCTTTTCTTGGCACGGGAGGTTGCACGTGCGGCCTTGCGGGTTGTCTAGTCCATGCGCCATACGGTGCGATACGGCGGAATCGAACCGCCTCCTGTCTCTCATGAGCGGCAGGCTGCCTTTGTTTCAGTGTATCGCATAGAAGCAGCGCGAAACGTGAAGAGAGAGCAAAAACCTGCAAGCTTGAAAGGAGGAAGAGGAAAATGCCAAGAAGGGACACGTTTCGGAGGCTGCGTGGCAAGCGTCTCACCGCTTTCGGCGGTTCCGCTTATACCAATTTTACCACATCTCACATGTAACAACAATAACGACAACATGTAAGAAAATTACATAAATTGATGCCAAATCTGCGCAAGCTGCTTGCATCCATCCCGCACATACAAAGAAACGCGGTTTTCGTTTGGCAGGCCAAGACTGCGGGCCACGACGACCTGCTTTTGGTTCTGGACGTAGTAGCCATACAAGCATGCCTGCATCATGTCACTGCTTTTGGTGCCCGCAATGTACTTGATTCGGCGCTTTGCTTCCATCCGCAAAACTTCGAGCTCGGATTGTAGCTCTTGTATCTTGCGCTCGTTTTCGTCTGTTTCTTCGGCACAAAGCCCGATTTTGTCTCCGTGCCCGGATCCGCCGGGCATTCCGGTCATGCTGGCGGTGCACTTCGTGGCCTTGTCATGCGCCTGCCGGATGTCCAGCTGGATACGGTCAATTCGGTCATCCATGGTCCGAAGCTGCTTAAACCACGACTTGACGGCGTGGTAGTCCACGCCGCTGTCAGGCTTTGGTGTGTCGGTGTCAGGTGTCCATGTGCGGGTCATTGTTTTCCTCCTTGCTAGCGAAAATCTCAAAAGTGACTTTTAGCTTCCTGTTTCCGATAACGCCCCACACCTTTTCGAGCTTTGTTTTGTCTGAATTTCCCATTTCAGTAATAAAATGAGTCAGAACAGCGGAAACTGCTTCGTCGGTCACATCAGACTTGCTTTTCCATAACTGCAATCCATCTTTCCGCTGCTTCATCATCGTTCCGGCATAGATGGTTCCAAATAGCCCACATCCAACATGATATTCAGCCATTTTCGTCCTCCATTTCTTCAATCTCAATTTCCACCCGGGGTTTCTCCCGGTCAAGCCCCACCCGGCTGCCATCGTGGGCGGCAACGATGTGGCTGTTGTCGTCCTCCAGCACGCGGGCTTTCACCAGAATGTCCGTGGTCGCCTCGATGAGGTTTGCCAGATCGACCCGGCGGGCGGTTTTCATGTAGTATACGCACCTCACGTTCACACGGGCAGAGATAGGGCTGCGCGGCCTTTTGATTTGCCGCAGGCAGTCCGTCTCATAATCCACGTAGGCCTTGCTAGGGGCCACAAAGCGCCCGCCTGAGCGGCTTTTGAGAATGCGTGCAGAGTTTTTCTTTGTGCGCGGGTCGCCGTAGAGGGTTAATTTCATCTGCCGTCCTCCACGTAGCACCAGCTTTGAGGCGGGCGGCAAATGGAACATCCGTCGATTTTGCAAGTCGGTGGAATCATGTAGTGATAAGACGGTTCATAGTTTTCACAACGCCGATTTCCGCAAACACAATTTGATCTGCCCATTCCCAAAAAACCAAATCTTGAAAATTCATCAAGGTCTCTGGGCTTGTCATAAATCTTCAGGTCAGAGATGTGCCAGCCGTAGCCATTACGACCTTGCAGATATTTTTTAACGGTTTCTTCGGTCAGGCAGGCGGCTTGAAGCAGTGCATCTGCCGGTTTATACCACCCGTCCGATGTCAAAATGTTTATGTCCATCATCGTTCCGACGTGGACGAGCTTGTCGATTTTGTCGCAGGTGAACTCGCCGATCACTTCGCTGTCCATTTTCTGCACGCCAGCCTTGGGCAATTTCATGACCCAGCCATCGTGACCGGTGCAGTAGATGTACGCCTTGAACGGCGTTTTCAGCGTCGGGCGGGTCTTACGCACCTCTACGGTTTTCATCCCGCTCCAAATCAGCTTGCACCAGTTGGGCTTGATGCTTATCAGAACAGCCTTCATTTTTTCATCATCCCTTCCATTGCCAGCTGCTCGCACTGCTTTTCAGCTTCCCTGCGCTGCTGGTCATACTCAAACAGCATGTCGGCGTACTCATTGCCCGCCCGGCGGATGGCCGTTTCCAGCATCTCCGTCACAAGGTCGTGGTACTTGTCCGCGCCCTTGCGGCTGCTCCTGGCAGCTTCCCGGGCTTCCCACAGGTCGGTGAGCTTGTCCCGCCTGTCGGCAGTGATCTCGCCATAGCCGTAGGCATCCTGGATCTGCTCCATGCTTTCCCAGCCTTCCAGCTTAGCAAAGGGGTCAGCTTCAGCCTTTGCCATGCTGCGGGCTTTGGTCTTTTTCTTGACGTACCGGGTCAGACCGTCCTGCATCACGGCGCGGGCATCGTCCATCGCCTTGCGGATGGCCTTGACTTCCCGCTCTCTTTTGAGCTGTTCGGGCTGGCTGGCCCACTCGGCCATCAGCTCAGATTTGGTTTTTGATTTCATCTGCTTACCCCCACTGTTCAGACATGGCTTTTGCAATTCCGGGAAAGGTCTTGCTTCTGGACTTTGCCCGTTCCTCCTTGCTCCCGCTGCAATCCATTTTCCAGCAAGAGTAGCGAACGGTTCCGTCCTTCAAAACCATCTTTCGCCCCTTAACAGGCTCCACGATGTTTGTTGGCTTCAAGGGTGGCACCCCTCTTTCCCACAGGCATGTTTTTTTGGTCACAGGATGCCCAAACTGAAACGGTTGAATGATTTGTGAATACTCAGGTAGGCAGAAAATCTTTGAAGGAACTGGATTTTCAATGACAACTCTTGGAACATTCGCATACCAGAACCGCATAAACAAATCTCTTGCCCGAATACCCATTTGTACTCTATCTGGCTGTAGCTGGCCGCCTTTCCAGATGTGTCTTGCTCCTGCATTCGTTAAATATGTACAAGGCGGGTGCGCAATGAGCAAGTCCCACTTGCCAACGTCATGCGTTACGCCGTCCATCGTCACGACTTGCCCACCCTCCAGAGCCTTGAGCGCATCTCCAAGAATATGCCACTCAGGATGCCCGCCGGACGGCTCCTGAATGTCGCATGAGTAGGCTTCGTGGCCTTTTGCCCGGAACGCCTTGCATACTTCCTGCGATTCCTCACAGGCAATCAGCACTTTCACCGTTTTCTTCCTCCCATCCATCCTTCTTTGTCGAAATCGTTGCGGCTGATCCGCTCCGCCGCATGGTTCCCGTTGGTGTAGATGCGCTGCGCTTTCAACTGACGCTTGTACTCGGCATACCATGGGCAGCTGTCGTGGCAGATCGGGTGCCGGTCGGGGCAGTCTTTGCAGGGTTCAAGTTTTACCATCGGTCTGCACCTCCTGATTTTCTTTTCCGAGCTCCTTCCTTGTCGGCTCGCTCGCCCGCAGCCTTGCAGCTTCACGCGGGGCTGTGGTGATATCTGCCTGCGCCCGCTTCAAAAACTCGGCACGGCGGTATGTAAGGTCCGGCATTTCAGCCAGCTCTGAAAGCCCTCCAACGCTTCCGGCATAGGATTTTGCCGCCGGGGGGAGTTGGTCATACAGGGCTTGCAACTCTTTCTGCCCGTCACTACGCAGCAGCCCGCCCTTTTCGTCAATGCCGATCACCATCGGGAACTTTCGCCAGCTCAAAAATGTCTGTGCCTTGCGTGCCGCTACAGCCAGAGCTTCCCATTCAGCGGACGGGTCAAGACACTGGGAAAGCTGCTTGAAGATGTCGGCAACCGTGACCGGATAAACGCATACCCGGTTCGCCGCCAGAAAAGCCCGCTTGACAGTATCGCCGTCATAGTCGCCAAACTGGTACGTCCACACATCAATGGTGGTCTGCATCTCCTTATCGGTCAGCGGCTTGGAACCCAGCTTGTACAGCACAAAATTCATGCGAATCAGCTTTGCCACGTCTTCCCGCGTCATGTCTCAAACCCTCTTTCTCTGTCCATCTTCGCCAGCACCCGTGCAAGCTGGTCGTCTACGGTCTCGGTTGGCTGCTTGCCTCGCGGTCTGGCTTGTCGGCTTTGTTCGTTGGCTTCCACATCCCCCGGCGTGCGCAGGCCGTCCCGTTTCCAGCCTGACAATATGCCGTTGATGTAGCTCCACGAGCGCTTTCCGGCTTCTGTGGATTTGTCAATCGCCAACAGGATCATCTCTGTGCTGTACTCCTGCCTCCACTTCTGCAGCTTGTCCAGCGCAGAGCGTGGGAAGTCCCCAACGGCCTGCTGATAATGCTGGACGATCTTGGAAAGTTCTACGTCAACGGCGGCGGGTGCGGCGCTATTATATACACCACCGTTAGGTGATATACCATTACCATTTACATTACCATTACCATTTACATTACCATTACCATTTACATTACCATTACCATTTACATTTACAGCCGGATTTGCCGCGTTTTGCTGTTTTTGCTCGTCAAAGTCGGCATTTGCCGGATTTGCCGCGTTTTGCTGACGCTTGCCGTTTGTAACTTCTGCGCCTTTACGCCCTGCGGCAGCTCTCTTTTCTCGTTTTTCGTTCCATTTTTTAGAATTTGATTCCACCGCCTCGGACATAAAATCCCACGCCATTTCGAGCTTCTGGTCGTCCTCAAAATTCGGCGGATCGGGGAAATCAAGCAGCGCGTCAAAAATCCTGCCTTTTTGCTCCAGAGACAATTTCCGCAACGGCTTTTTCCATGATTTGTAAATGACTATGCTTTTCTGCTCTTCCTCTTTCAACTGCTTTCACCTCCTTTGCACGCCCGTATAGCCAGATAGCACAGCTTGCGAGATCAGAACGGAAGGTCTTCGGCATCATCGTTGATGGGGTCATACTCAGCAGAAGGGGCCGCTTCCGGAGCGTCAGTGCTGTGCGGCGCGTAGTCTGCAAGGCTTTCGCCGGGGTATATCTGCGCACCCTGCAGGCCTTCCGGTTCTGCTGCCGGCTTTGCAGGCTCCAGCGGCAGGCCGGGCTGCGCCATCAGGTCGATCATCTGCTGCAGCCAACGGAATGTCACCAGCCCACCGGGCTGAACATCATCCGCGTCCACGTCGTAATAGATCTTGCCGTTATACTCCCGCTCTTTCAGCTTTTGAGCAAAAACTGTGACCTGATCGCCTTTCTGCAGCATGCCGTCCCACTGGTCGATGCCGTGCCAGAGGTTCACGCCCACAAAGAAGCTCTGCCATTTGCCGGATTCATCCTGTGTGCGGCTGGCTTTCAGGTCAAACTTCAGCACCCGCTTCTGCCCGGCATCCCGGAGCACCGGGTCTTTGGCAATCTCGCCGTGCAGCATGATGCCGTTCTTGGTCTGGACGATCATGCATCATCACCGCCAAACGGATCATCGGCGTTTTCCTCTGCAGAGGGTGCATCCGGGGCAGGGATCAGGGTGCCCGCCGTCTTGCGGTGACGGTGGGAACCTGCGTAAGGATCCAGCACCGGCAGTTCTTCAGGCGGCACCTCACGAGCGGTGCTTTCGGCATCCACACGCACCTCGCTCTCATCGTACAAAGCGCCAAAGGTAGACGGGAACGCTTCACGAAGGGCGTGCACCAGCGCCACCTTGCGGATCATGGTGGCCTTTTTGCCGTTCCAAAGAGATTTGCCGGTGTCGTATTCGCTGAGCTTGACTTCCTCGTAGCTGGCACGGGTGCGGTCCTTGCGGTAGACCTTTGCCCAGCCGCCGAGAAGGGTCTCGCCGCTGTCTCCATCATAGACGATAGATCCCTCACGGTTCAGCAGCTGGCCATCTGCGGTCAGGACGATCACGCCAGCTTCAAAACCATCGTAGGCCGGGTGGCGCTCGGCCATCTGCAGATAGCAGTTCTTGCCCAGCACGATGGTGCTGGCGGTGTCGTCGTTTTTGTTATCGTAGTGGATCAGGTAGGCTTCTTTGGTGAAGGGGTTCAGGTGGTACTGCTTGCATGTCTCCAGAAAGATTTTGCATTCAGAATCGGTGGCTTTGGGGCAGATGAAGCTGCGCACGTCTCCAAAACTCACAGTGAAGTGCTGACCGTCAGCACCGGTGATCTCCACAGGAACGGACGGAGACGCGGCCTGCATAGCAGTGCTGCCTGCACGGTTGGCGTTCTGAACGGAACGGTTTGCCAGAGCCTGTGCATTGGAAACGGACGAAGTAGGCGCGGGTGCGCCGGGACGAGTAAGTGCCATAAGTAACTACCTCCAAAATTATTTGATCGAACCATAGCGGAAGCCGCGCTCTGCGGCTCCCTGCTTGAACCATGCAATGTCCTCCCGGGTGAACTCCACCCAGAAGCTGTATTTCTTGCGGACCGGAGCCTCCTGCTGTGCAGGCTCTGCGAATCTCTGAAGCATGCTGAAATCCAATCTGCCATCCGGCGTGATGGCTGCATTGGCCTGCGCCGTTTGAGCCGCTTCTGTGGCGATCTGGCGTTCTTCATCGGTCGGAGGGATAACGACCGGAGCGGTGGCCTGCGCCCGCTCTGCGGCCATTCTCTCGGCCTCTGCGCGGCGCTGGGCGTCCCTGGCATTCTGGCGGCGGCTATGCTCCACAAGGGCAGCGTTCAGATTCAGTTCACGCAGATACTCCGTGGTGCAAGCCTCTGCGTCCTCTCCGCAGGTCTCCCGGATCAGACGCAGCTCCTCCCGCCGGGTCTCCACGCTCTTGCGCAGCTCCCGGCTGGCCTTTGCCAGATCATAGGTCTTGTTGAGCCACTGGGGCACCAGCAGGCGGTCAAATGGGATCATCTCCCGCAGCTCGCCGATGCAGTCCGCATAGACAGCCCACAGGGCGTCGGCCTTGTCCTGCCGTTCGGCTTCCTCCACAGCCTTGACCTGCTGGTCAATGGCACCAGAGACGGCCTTGCACTGGGTCTGCATCTGCTTGGTGCTCTGCAAGAACTCTTCCAGCGGCTTCGTGTAAAAGGCCTTTGCGCTGCGGGCAGCGTCCGAGAGCTGCTTGTCCAGCTTGTTCACGGCGGCGCGGTCGGCCTTGGCATCCTTGATGGTCTCCGGGGTGTAGACGCGGCCAGTGTAGGCGGCCAGCATCTCGGTCAGATTCTGCTGCACCTCGGCTTCGTTCCACCGGATCGCGGGCAGCTCCGGGTGCTCCACCCGGACGGTCAATTCTTCTTGCATAAATATTCACCACCTCTGATAAACTCTCTCACCATCGTTGTTATATACGATGTAGGTATTGCGGGGATAACCTTGCGCGTGTTCCTTTTCGGACAGTGCATCCGCCTGTCGGATCAGCTCTCCCACTGTCTGCGCAGAGCGCCTCTCTAAAAGTTTCGGCGGGTTTTCAAGCCCATCATAGATCTACAAAAGTGCCACTTGTAAAACCTCCTGTTTTGTGTTATTTTTGTGGTGATGGGCGGCGAGACTCATCACCCTTTGGGCTTGTCCGTGTTGGCGCACGGGCAGGCTCTTCTTTTTTTGCGGCGTATCGGCGGCAGACTGTCCACCTCATCACGTCGAATACGCTCTTTCTCAAAAATGTACTTGCGAGCCCGACGCCTGCCGTTGCGGCTGTGGCTGCTCGCAGACGCAAAGCTGTTTGCACTTTTGTAACCCAGCCGCCTTGCGCACATCTCAGACGTACCGCTGGCGATCAGGTCTCCGGTCTTGGCATCATACACGGTGTACCACATGACATGGAGGACAGTGTCAGGCATACGTGATCTCCCAGATTCCTCTTGCAGCATCTCCCGCACATTGTCCATTTCTTCGGCGCACATCTCCCAGACGTTTGCCCGTGCAGAGTATCCTGCCCGGACAACAATGTCATCCGAGGCTTCGGCTTCTCGCTTGCAGCGTTCGGCAAGCCGCGTGTAGGATTTGACTTTGCCCTCAACGTACTCTTTGGCCGTCATCATGCCCCACGCTCCTGATTCTCCGGATACTCCGGGTTGCGGGCGTGGGTGCGGTTGATCTTGCCGTACTTGCGCCGATTTGCGGCTCTCTCCCTGTCCTCTGCGGCAAAGCCCAGACGAGCCAGCAGAACAGCGGCTAAAATCAGCACCAGCGACACCGCAAACAGCGTGCCGGAGATGTATCCGGTGGTCTGTGCGGTGCCCTCTGCGCCCATAGCTGCGCCCATTCCAACACCGCCCAAAATGACAGCCAGCCAGTAGTAAGTAGTAGATTTGAGTTTCATTCTTTTGGGTCCTCCTTTGTGTAGATCTTCTCAAGTTTGTAAAAATCCTTCACCCACGCCATAAAACCGGCGCGTGAGATCAGCGGAGCGGCGCTCTTGGTGTCAATAGACGGCACCGCCCATGCCGGGAAGCTACCGGCCTGAATCATACCAGTAAAAATCGGCTCGCTCACCGAAATATTGTTATCACGCATGATCTGGCAGCACTCTGCGATTCCCATGCTCGGCTTCATCACTACCGCACCCCTCCTTTTTTTTCTCTCAGCTGCTGCTTCAGCCGGATGTGCTCCAACCGCTCCGGCTGCCTTGCATCCCAGCGCTGTTCAAGCCAGCGCTTGTTATAGTGCTTCTTCACGGCTTGACCTCCACAAACTCGCCATTTTTGAGGGTATAGTAAACGTTTTCCTTGATGCGAGTGCCGTCTACTTTTTCGATCTTCGCCCACCGCATGCGGCCGTCATCATCGTACTCGGTCAGCACCAGATAGCAGCCCAGTGCGCCGCACGCCTTACCGCAAGCACCGTTTACAACGGCAATGCTATCTTTTCCGTCTGCTTTTGCGCTGCAATAATCCCCAGTGGCTACCGCCGTGCTGTAATCGCCGCTGGAACCCGCCGTGCTGTAATTGCCGCTGGAACCCGCCGTGCTGTAATTGCCGCTGGAACCCGCCGTGCTGGAATAGCCGCTGGAACCCGCCGTGCTGGAATAGCCGCTGGAACCCGCCGTGCTGGAATAGCCGCTGGAAAAAGAATATTTGCCCTTCACCCGATTAAAAACGGCATTCACCGTAGCTTTTACCAGCCCTGCAAAATTCACCTCACCTTTTACTGTCAACTCAGTGCAGGCCAGCTTACTGTCCTCTTCGCTTTTATCCACGTTCCCGCCGCACTCGACCTCAAAAAAGCGCGGGCTATCCTTCAACGGGTAGTAGTGCAGCACATCCAAAGGGTTCTCGCAGGCGTGCATACCAGAGTGGCAGCAGTCGGCCTTGTCCTCACGGTAGGTCGTGCCTACCTCATACTGCTTGCCACGGCACATCATGTTTTTGTCCATGGCCTTGTAGGCGATGATCTTTTCACTCATGTTCATAACCTTCCTTATCGGTGTGTTTCTTCTGTGCAGGCATGATCAGCGCCTCACTTCTTAGAGCTGCCAAAGCTGCCGATGAGCCAGAGCGCGATCCAAGCCGCCGTTCCAACGGCCCAGGTGAACGTCCAATGCATCAGCGTGCAAATGGCCCACACGGCGGCGCAGGTAACGCCCCACGAGATGCCCAGAAGGGCGGCAAACGCGATGATAATCGCCAGTGCTTCACCCATTGTCCCGCACCTCCTTTGCGGCTCTCTCGGCTGCCTGTGCCGCTGAGTCCGCACGCCACTTGCCAGCCGGGGCGGTCTTGCGTGGGTCTGCCGGGGATTCGTCCTCTTCCAGTAGCTGCTTCAAATCCTCCTGCATCCAGTGGTAAATGCTGGCCTTCTCCGAAGCGTTTTCCTCTTCTTTGGTAGGCGTCTTGCCGAGCATAGTGCGAAATGCACCTCCAGCGACATTAACCATAGCCTGCTGCTCCAACACGTTGTACTTGCCAATCAGCTGGCAAACCTTATCGCGCATCGTAAATTTCATGTTACGCACCCCTTTCAAACGCGGTCTGTTCCACATTCTCTTTGTGGTCGATGCCGGGCGTCAGGCCAATGGCCTTGAGCTGCTCATAAATGAACCGCTGGCCCGCTTCCGTCCAAACGGTGGTGTTCTTGGTGTCCCACTCGCCGGTGCTCTTGTGCTGGAATGGCGTGGATTTGCGGTTTTTGGTGTAACCTTTTCCGCTATACTTTGCGTATAACACCCACTGGCCGTCGCTGGTCTTGTACTGGATCTTCAGGCCGTGAAGGATGCTGTTGAGTTTCTCGGCACTCAGGCCGTAATCCTTGGCAAGGGTGGTAGTGGTGCGGCAGTTTTTGCCCACGCACACCGCCCGGGCATACTCTGCATCTGGCTTCAGGTCGTTGTTCTCGGCCAGCAGGCTGCGGTTCACGCTTTGCAGCTCTTTCACTTTGCGGTCTGCGATGAGCACCGCCCGGCGCATGACCGCTTCCGGGCTGTTCCATTGCGCCTCCACAGCCAGAAAATATTGCCGTGCCTGCTTTCCACGCTCGTTGCGCTGGATCATGCACAGCTCTTTGGCCATTGGGATGGTGAGCTGGTGGTCGTCAATCGTGCGTTCCACCTCTCGGTTGCCTTCCGACTGAACTCGTACATTTTTGTACGGGTTGAAATCTTCACCCTCGGTAAATCCATATTCGACCATGCGAGGGAACCAAATGCGATAAGGTGTGTTGACTTCCAAGAATTCATGCAGCTCCCGGCCGCTCACGGTGGGGCGCTCCGGGTTGTCGTAGTTGATAGGGATAAGGTTGCTCATGCTTTTGCCTCCTCGTCTACGATCAGCGCCGTGACCGGCACCCGGAAATAGTGCGCCACCTTGAGCAACTGCGAAATGCTGGGCCCGTAAATCGAGCGCTCCCACTTCCCAATTGCGCCGTTGCTCAGGCCTGCCGCCGCCTCCAGATCGGTGCGGCTCAGCCCGTGCAACTTGCAAAACTGGTCAATTTTTGATACATTCACTAGCAATTCTCCTTTCCGGGCTTGAAAATCGCTAGAAAATATGCTACTATGTATTTGCAAGGTACAAAGTGAATAAAATCTAGCGTAAGCCCGATATAATATTGTCAGGGGCTTTTGGTTTTGTTTGCCCTGTGCTTAGTATTATACTAGACTATGGCCTACAAGTCAATAGATTATCGTCTATCTTTATGCAAAAATAGGTGGTGATTTTTTGTGGATAATGCCAAATTCGTAGAGCGCGTACGCGATTTGTGCAAGGAACAAAAGACTTCAATCACTAAGCTGGAAGCGCAACTAGACTTTTCAAATGGATATATTGGAAAGTGGGCAAAGCGTCCTAGTTCACCACCGTATGAAAAATTGACAAGTATTGCACAAGCTCTTGGCGTCACGGTTGAGGAGTTGACCGGCGAAGAGCAAAAAGAAAAGCCCAGCACCCCGGAGGGTGATGGGCTGGACGTGGAAGCAAAGGCTTTTGCGGAGAAGTTCATGCAACTGGATGAATCTACGCGCGCACTATTTAATAGGATGCTGGATGCCGCAATTGCTGAGAAGCTGGAGAAAAATGGTTGATTTGAAGAGGGAAGAGGAAGCGCTTGATTTTCTTCTTGAGATTTACGAGAAGTGTCCGACAGCGCCAGACACACCGACTCCCGTCTTTGCGGAAAAGTTCAAAGCGGACGCCCCGGTGCTTGCAGACCTGCTGGTTTCGGATGGCCTTGTCGAGATGCAACGCAAAGTCCAACAGAAAGAAAACGGCGCCGTCGTAGTGCCGTGCATGATTCTGACCGCCAAGGGACGGACGTACTTCCTTAAACAACAAAGAGAGCGGAGAATCTCGCGGAAGCAGTTCTTTCAAAGTGCTTCGATCGCGGTCATCTCCGCTCTGTTGACCCTTCTTCTCTCTCAAAGGAGCCAAGAGTCTGAAACTTCCAGCTCGTAATTCGGGGCATCCAGTGCTTTAACAAAAATGGTTTTGTAAAAGCGCAGCTTTTTTTCATCCACTTTTTCGGTGTCGAGAGCGAAATACCCGCCGCGTCCGTCCTTTACCCTAAAAATGGTTTTGGGGCAAAGTTCGCAGATACTTCCGAGGGTCACGCCTGTATACATGACTTCTGCTCGGAAAAGGTCGTCAAGGTGCTTATGTTCCGGCTCCGGTTCCGGCTTTCGACGAAAAAGCGCAAAATCATTGAGATGAAAGAACTCGTAGGCGAGAATCGCAAACATTGCGATAACAAACACGGCGATGATAAAAAGAAGCGTATTATTCGACATTTTGCATTGCCTCCTTTAAGAGTTTATCCACGTCGATACCAAGGGAAAGTGCAAGCTTGATTTTCTCAAGTATAACACATTCTGTGGTTTCTTTCATCAATTTTGTGCTATTTTCTTGCACTTTATTTTCCTCCTTTAGCAAAGTTCGTTGATAATCTAGTTTTCCGGCAGCTGGTTTGCTGCCTATTTTTTTATATGTGAGGTGGTGCGGTATGGCGCGTGGCGGACGGCGAAAAGTCTCGATTTACGATCAGCGAGACCGCGCAAACAAAAAATGGGTAAAAAGCGTTTGCAAGGCGGTAACGCCAAGCAAGCGGACGCAGCGGGCGATTGCAAAAGCCATCATTTCTTCCGCTCCTTCTGGTTCTACAGTTCAACCGACTTACAAGGAAAGAACACCGTACAAGCAAGCATCTGTAAAATGGAAAGACGCAAGGCCTACGCTTTTGCAATGGGCTGGTTGTTTCGCTGTCGCTTTGGTTTGCTTATGTCCTATACTGAGCATCTGGAAACTTTCTGCTGATATTTCAGAAATTTCTATTTTGCTCATCGTTTTCTTTGGGCTCCCTTTTTTAGTCGCAACACTTTGCGTTGTTGATTATAACAAAACAAAATACCGCTCTTATCATTCGGAAGACACTGCGGCCGCTTCGGATACTTTTAATTCCGCTGCGATGGAAAGCGTTATCCCAGAAGAAGCAATAGCGGAAATTGACCGGATGAACGCCAAGATTTTTATGGATGAATTTCAAGATTCCTTGAGTATCATGCAGAAAACGACTAACCCGGAAACTTTCTTTTCGAGGTACGATCTCGCTATGGAACGGTTGGACAACATGGTCGAACTGCAACAGAAAGGGATAAAATTTACCAGTGACCTCTCCTCTTTGAAAGCTCAAGCTCTCAGTCAGGAAACCACTGCTGACACCGTAAACGTCCTGATAGACAATGCCTATATAAAGCAGCTCCAAAAGCTTTCTACCCTTAAAACGGAACGCGGCCGCACAAACTCGAATCAAAGGTGGTATGCATCCTTTGAGCCTTACTTTGACAAAATGCCTGTGCGTTCAAGAAACTATCTGGATTTGAAGCTTGAAGAGCTGAAAGAGGTGTAAGCAATGGATTTATTCGCTGCTTTTGCCTTTAATCAGGACATAGAACCGCCTATCCCTCCAGAAGAGCGGCAGTATTATCAAGATCCGTCTTATTATAAGGACTGTGCGCCGTCGATGTCTTTTGATGCCGTAAACGGCACATGCAAAGTCATTACTTTTCAGGAACGGAAAAAGATTTCTTACCCGTCAAAACGTGGCCTTTACGTTGCGGAAATCAAGCTTTTGAGCTATTGCTCAAGCGGGAATCTGTACCCGCATCCAAAGCACGGTTATCCGGGGTTCTGGTGGTATCAGTATGGCATCAAAAACGTTGGATTTCACTTGAAAACGCTTGAAGCTAGTGGCTTTATTCGGATGAACGATAAGCAAAAATACGAGCTTACAGAGCTTGGGAAACAAGAGCTAAAAGACAATGCTTATGTAACCGACTGCAAGGCAACCGTTGACCCACTTGGCAGTGGCTGTTGCCATTTGGACGTGTGGGAAATCAATCGCCGGATAGCAGGTGGAGACACAAGCCATTGGGAAGATATTGCCGCCCAAATTGAAGCGGAAATAAACCTACACAATGAGAATTTTAAACGGCAGCAAGAGGAACAGCGCAAGCGCTTTGGGCTGTAAATCCGTTCACAACCGCATTATACAACCATTGATTGTATATCGTCAAGCGTAAAAAATTGCGCAAAACAAGTTAAAAATTTATTCATTTGCGTTGAAGCGTTAAAATTTACGCTGACTTTTGCACATTTTACGCTGAATACGCGCAAAATATGCGCGTTGTTATTCGCGGTTGCAAGGCTGCTGCAAATTTTGCAACAGGTCAGCGGCCAGCGCCCCGCCGGGCGTACCGGCTGCGTTACGCAGGGCTTGCACCTCCGGCAGGGCCTTATCTTGAATGTAAGCGCGAGCAAGGCGCTGCTGCTCCGGGGTCATATCCAAATAGCAGGCCAGCAGGGCACGGGCATGGGTGCGAAAGTGTGACAGCTTTTTCATAACTCATTCCTCCCAGGGTGCAGGGGTGCGGTCGGTGCCGGTCAGGATGCTGGCGGGCATTCCGTCGATGATGGTCGTTTCGGTTCCTTTACCGTTTCTTTGATCAAAATCCATTTTGTTTTCCCCTTTCTTTTGTGCATATTTATGTCTTATGTTCCAGATTTTACCATGCGCCGTTGGAAAACAAAACACGGATATTTTTTGTCGAATGGCGCAGAATTTTTCTGCGCCATTTTCTGTTAAAAACACGCTGGTTTTATGGGGGCGAAAGTATGAGTTATTTTACGGCGACCCAGATCGGGAAAGCGCTTGCAAAGGCCCGGGTATCTGCTGGCCTGAGTCAAGCGGAGATCGCAAGGCGCATCGAAAAAGGGGAGCGAACAGTGCAGAGCTGGGAAAAAGGCTGCACCAGCCCGGACAGCGACGAGATCATGGATTGGTGTACGGCCTGCGGGGCATCCCCCATCGCCGTGTTTATGGAGATGATCCACCCGGAGCTGTACGCGACACCCGATGACGGAAAGACCGACACAGAGCTGGACGCAAAGCTGTGCCGCTTTGTGGTAAACTTGCCACCGCTGACGAAACGACTGCTTCTTTTCGTGCTGAAGGGCAACCATGGCAGCAGCCCGCCCGCTGTGATCTCCGAGGTAGCCGCCAACCTGCACTGCCCACTCAACAACCGGGTCAGCGTGTGCGGAATCATCATCAACCAATACAATTTTGCCCAGAACATGGGATTAGACCCCTGCCCGGACGACCCACAGCCGCCAATAGACGATTTGAAGGTAACTTACAAGGCCGGGCGTGAAGCTTCGGAAAAAGGCGCGCAGGGTTACATCGGGCAGAAAAAGGAGTAAGCCATGAAATGCGTGAGACCATGCTGCCGGAAGGAGATCCCGGATGGTGCTTCTTTTTGTCCGTGGTGCGGGAAGAAGCAGCCGGAAGCCGCCCCGCAGCAAAGAAAAAAGCGCCGCCGTCCAAAGGGCAGCGGCAGCGTGTATAAACTGAGCGGGGCGCGGGCAAGACCGTATGTGGCGCTTACGGCCTGCAGGGACGTTCTGGGGACGTTTGAAACGTCAGGCGAAGCCGTACAAGCATTAGACGCTTACAACGCCCAGAACACGCCCGCAGCGCGTCTGAAATGCACCTTTGCGGATGCCTATGCCCAATGGAAAGCGCAGCCAAAGTTTGAAAAGCTCAGCACGGACATGCAAAAGGGGTACGAGCTGGCCTATGCAAAGGCTGCACCGCTATACGACCGACAATTGCGGGACTTGAAAGCGGCAGATTATCAACAGGTCATTGACGCAATGGTGGAAAAGGGACTCTCCCGCAGTTCCTGCGAAAAGCAGCGCACGCTTTTCAGCCAGATCTGCGAGTGGGCAATGGCGCAGGACATTATAAACAAAAATTACGCCATGCTGCTGCAGCTCCCGGCGGCTACAGGAAAAGCAGAGCGCACCCTGACCGCTCAAGAGATCGAGCGGATCAGCAGCCGACAGAATGACCCGAAATTTGGGCAGACGGCGCAAATCGCAATGGTGCTGCTTTATACCGGTATGCGCATTGACGAACTGCTTTCTATGCGCTGCGAGGATGTGCACCTGAAAGAGCGGTACATGCAGGGCGGTGAAAAGACAGAAGCGGGCAAGAACCGCATCATCCCCATCCTTGATCCCATTTACAAGATCGTTGCCTTTTGGATGCTGGACAGCGGGTGTGAATGGCTGATTCCATCCAAGGCCGGCACAAAGCTGGATAAGCGAAACGTGGCTACAAAGTTCCGGGCGTTGATGCAGGAATGCCATATAGAGGGCGTGCATCCACACACGCTGCGCCATACAGCCAGCAGCAAGATGGTGGAGTGTGGTCTGGAAAAGACCGCGGTGCAGGCCATCTTGGGTCACAAAAATTTCTCCACCACGGCAAACAAGTACGTGTCCCACAACGATCCAGCCTATTTGTTGCAGGAAATGCAGAAGATGAAGTACTGATTTGTTAGATTGTTTGTTAGATTATCACGTTCATTCAGGAGATTTTAAGGCATTTCAAGCAAAAAGAAAAACGCACGGACGATTTGTTTTTATCGTTCGTGCGTTTATTTTTGGAGCTGGTGACAGGAGTTGAACCTGCAACCCACTGATTACAAATCAAGTTTATTTGACGTATTTATGCAAATAATTATTGATTTGTTGGTTTATTGTTAGACTATACACCTCGTGCCACAGCGTTGAATACTATGTAAAAATAGCACATTCTATGCTTTTTTACAAGTCGCTTATCTTCCGCATTACTAGCTCATACTCTTTCGGGTACGCCAGCTTTATTGCCTTCATGTGCTCGTCAAGCACCTGCATCAGACCGCCGAAAGGAACAGAGCTGGCAGCCGCTACAAAGTCGCTTTGCGGTTCCGTTGCTGTGGAGTACGCCGCCGCATAAGTCGCGGGTGGCAATGCCTGGGTCTGCGTTTCAGGCGCGTGTGCTTCCTCCAGCTCGTCCCGCACGGTGCAGAGGGCGGCAAGCTTGTTGACGCTCTGCCAGCTGGTTTCCTCGCACTTGAGCTTGCGGATATGCTCGTTGATCTCGTCAATATCCATGCCTGCCGTCCTCCTTCCTTATGCGTTCCGCAGGATGTCTGCCGCCCGCTTGTAGGCGTCACGCTCTGCACCGGTGGCTTCCTGCATCATGTCCCCGATGTCAGAGATCATGCGCTCACGGCCATCCGCGCGGGAGTAGTGCCCGCGCACATAGTGACGGCCACGGTTGGCGTAGCTGTTGCCCCGGTTGTAACCGTTTCCGGCATCGCGGTTGAAGGATCCGCGCATGTCAGCTTCCCACTCGCCCGCGCGGCTGTACTCGCCGCCTTCGCAGTAATCCTCGATGCGGTGGATGTCCAGAATGATGTCCACGATCTCGCCGATCATCTCAACATCGCCAGGGGACCGGTTCTTTTTGTCGGTCAGCTCCATGAGCTCGTCGCACATCTCATCCTTCAGGTGATTCAGTTTATCCAGCATGACTTTATCTCCTTTCTTATGCTACCCGCTCAACGATCAGATTGTTGTTTGCAATGCTGACAGCCTGCGTACTGGTGTTTTTAACCGCTACGGTCACGCAGCAGCCGCGCGGCACCTCGATGAAAGCAGCCACAAAAACGTTGAAGTAATTTTCGACTGCCGCCGGGGTGACAATGGCGGTCGCACTGGTCAGCGACTCACTGCCGACAGCCAGCGCCACGGAAATGGGTCCCACGGTGCCGCCGGTGGGAATGGCGATATTGCCGCCAAAGCTTACTTTGAAACGGGCCCGGCACTGCCCGCTGGGCAGACCGCGCAAGGTCACAAGGCCGCTTCCCTCACGGTGCACGATACAAGCAGGGGCTTTCACTGCGGTCTCGGTCAGGGGAAGGTTTTCCCCCGCCGCCACGATGACGGTGTTGGAGTTGCTAAATTCAGCCATTTTATCGGCTCCTTTCATAGAAAAACGCCGGGACTTTTGCCCCGGCGCTCTGGTTTGCAAAATCAGCTCAGGGGCTGAACATTTCCCATTTTGGAAAAAGTTGCCGTGATTCGGTTATGCGCAGTTGCCGCAGCCACAGCCGGTCCCACAGCCATAGTAAATGGCGTTGGGGTTGGGCACCTGATAGGCAGGCACGGGAGCTTTCTGCTGCAGAGTCCCGATGATCTGGTTGGTCTGCGCGTTCATCGCGGTGGTCAGGAACGCGCTCTGGCGATCCTGAGAAGCAGCCCGGCGCAGCTCGTTGTTCTCGCTCTGCAGGGTGGCGATCTTATCGTTGGTCAGGAAGTCGAGCACCGCGCGGGTGTTGCTGTTCTGATTCTCGATGATGTCCCGGGTGTTGTTGTTCATGGCGTTCTGCGTTGCGCAGAAGCCCTGCTGCATCTGGTTCCGGGTGTCGCACTCCTGAGTGGCCAGATTGTAGTTAACGCCCTGGATCGCGGTCTGGGTCTTGCAGCAGCAGTCTGCCAGCTGTGTAGCCAGAGCATTCTGACCCTGCATCAGCGCAACGTTGGTGCCGTTGAAGCCCTGCTGCATGGCGTTGGTGACACCGTTCAGGCCCTGCTGCACGCCGTTGAAGCCCTGAAGCATCCCGGTGTTCATGGCATAGAAGCCGTCACACAGGCCGCTTTCCAGCCCGTTCAGCTTGTTCATGACGCTCTGGTTGTCGAAGCCGCGCTGCAGGTCCGCCTGTGTTACGGCGCTGGTCATATAAGGCGAAGCGCCGCCCATGCCGCCGCCCCAGCCAAAGCCGCCCATGCCGCCCCAGCCGAACATGCCGAAGATCAGGAAGAGGACGATCCAGCCCATCCAGTCGCCGCCCCAGCCGTTGAAGCCGTTGCTGTAGCCGTTGGCGGGTTGTACCGGCATGGTCAGAACCGTGCTATCAGAAGAAAGAGACATAGTTTTACTCCTTTACGTTAGATTTTGAAATTTATTCTAAATGCGGCCGCATTTCAGAATCCAAACATGTTTTTCATGCCGTTGAGCATCGGCGCGATCTGCTGCGCCCGCTGCTGAATGGCGTTGAGCTGCTGTTGTGAGAGCTGGCCGGAGGTGAGCATCTGGCTTATCATCTCCTGCGGGTTTTTGCCCTGCATCTGGCCCATAAACTGCTGAAACTGCCCACCAATAGGGTTCTGGGTCTGTCGGCCCATCGAATTAAACAAGCTGCTGCCCATCGCTTAGCCCTCCTTTTCCGGCTTCGGCACTTCTTGCTTTTCCAAAGCCGCCAGCTTTGCCGCCAGCGCGTCAAACTCCTTACGAGTGACATACTCCCCGCTTGCGGCTTGTGCGGCTGCAATCGACGCTTTGGGGCCGCTGGTGCGTTCCTTGTAGTCGTAGATGCGGAGCGGGAACGGCCTTCCGTCCTGCCCCACTTCTTTGATGTAAAAGGTATCGGAATCGGCATCCAGCAAAAGCACACGGCTCCCGTTGGCGACCAGATAGCCTCGGGCTGCCGCTTCACCCTGTACCCAGATAAAGCCGCTGTCAGTCGGTGCGGCCTGCCCCTGCATTGTCGGTATCATGACGGGCTGGGGCTGGTACTGTGCTGCCCTGAGCTGTTCAAGCTGCCCTTGCGGCTGTTGCGGGTAAAACACTTGAGGGTATCCGTTATAAATCGGCATCGTTTTCCTCCTTATACCAGTAGTAGATCGGGCATTCCGCGCCGCTGTCCCAGCTGTCCCACCAGTCGCCGTTGATGACGGCCAGAACGTGGCCGGAGCAGCCCAGTACATACACGCCTTTTGGGTACTCCCGGGCAAAATCTGCCACGGTGTAACAGGCGGAGCAGTCCGCCTCCACCATGCGGCGCTTGTAGCCCTGCTTTTGGAGGTATGCGCCCCATGTGCGGTTGGCGCTGGGCATATCGCCGAGGGCGTAACCAGTGAGCGCAAGGCTGATATAAGCTTGCTCCCAGCTCTGGCCGGTGGCCGCTGCTACCGCCCGAACAGCACAGTCTCCAACGCCGCTCCCGTGGGGGTTGGGGTTAAACTTGTGCCACATGGCGCTCCCCTCCCTTTGCGCCCATAGTACCTTTTCTGCTAAATCCGTGCGTTAAACGAACGTCAAACGAACGCCAAAAAAAGAAGAGCGCCCACACAGCATAGGGCTGTATGAGCGCTCAAGCATTTGCACGCAGGGCGTATAAAATTTTCAAAAAGCCTTGACAATTGCACGCAATGCGTGTATGATAAAGACAGTGAAAGACCCCGAACAAACACATGGAGGTAACAATTATGAAAAAGCTTACTGCTGACGAGTTCGCAACTAAGGTTATGGCCACCGGTACCGAAATTGAGTGCGACAACGGCGTTTGGATGATTTACGCGCACCTTACCGATGATGGCGACGTCAAGACCTCTCATCTGGACGCTCGCGACCTGATGGTCACTACCAGCATCGAACTCTCCGATGAAGAGGGTGAGGCACTCATGAACGGCAATCTGGACGACGTTGAGAGACAGGCCGTCGTGGAAGATCTTTACCCGAAGTATCTTGAAGCTCTGGAAGATATGGAGTAAAGAAAAGTCCCCAGCCGATGTGCGAACATCGACCGGGGAGATTTAAGAAGGAGAAAACTATGTATACTACCGCAGAACTGTTCGCTATCGCAACCGACCCGAAAACATCCCGGGCAGCGTTCCTCAACAATGTCACCCTCAGCATCCCGGATGATGCCGACGGGCGCGTGGATCTGGATGCCGAGAAGGCAAGACTGTCCACCATCTGGGATTTAGCTCATCTTCCAATGCGTGAGCTGGTGGCCCGCACTGGTCTGTCGCAGACCGCTTTTGCAAAGCAGGCGGGCGTCCCGCGGCGCACCGTGCAGGACTGGTGCGGAGAAAAGCGTGCGTGCCCGGCGTATGTCCGCTTTTTGCTGGCTGAGCATTATAATCTTCTGTAAAACAAAAAATCCCCTGCTTTTCCTACAGAACGCCTCGCGTGGCACGCAAGGCTTCAGAAAAGCAGGGGATTCTTACTCAAAAACTTTTGCAATTCCGTCCAGCCGAGCCGAAACCGACTGGCGGCAGTAGTGGACCTGCGCTGCAATGTCCGGCAGTGGGAGCCGCTCAACGTACCGCAGTAAGGCTATCTTACGGTCTACCCTCCCAAGCGGTGCGCTTTTGATGGCTGCGGTCATCTGCTGTCGGTCAAGTCCTTGCAGCGCAGCGGGCAGCACCACACGAGCCGCCGCCACAGGCAGTACCGAGCCAGAAAGGCTGCGGCAGCTGTCCGGCGTTACGCACCATATTGCCAAGCACGGCAAACTGGTGACAAAACGTCACCATTTTGTTGACATTGCCGGGATGGTATGTTTTCGTGAGGCCGCGAAGACGTGCGCAGACCATTTTCGTGAGGTCACGAAATTGCTCTTGTGCGGCGTACATTTTGTTGGTGTCAACAAAATGCTCGTATGCAGTGCCCATGATATCCTCCTTTAGCCGTTTTCAAACGAAATTGATTTGTTTGCCCACATCACGCATTCCTCTAGTTTTGTCATGGCAAGAGACTTTTCACGTCCATCATGGCAAACATCATTGATACATTTTTCAAGTTGTTTTGCACTGTCAAGGACAAACTTCATCCTGTCCTGCTGGAAGCCAGTTACTTTTCTTGAATCGAGCCTACTCATTGCTTTACTCCTTGCTATCCAAAACGGTTACTGCGTACACGTGGAGGCTTTCCAACTTTTCGATAACAGCCGTATAAGTTGCTTCCGTTGCGATGTGTGCAATGCGCTCCAGCTTGTTGTTCTCTTTTGATGCAGCGATAATTTCATCCGCAGATATGCGTTTCATGGATTCGATCAAATCGAGCAAATCTTCGACATTTACTGCGTTCATGTGTTATGCCTCCTTACAGTGTGATTTTCTCAGCGTTCGCCTTGTCTTTCGCATCCAGAGCGTCGTAGTACGCCTGTGCCAGAGTCTCCACTTCTGCGATGTCGTCCTCCGTCAGCAGGCCACTGTCCAGATGAGTGTACGCCTTGTCCAACCAGTATGCCACATCGCGTCCTGCGGCGATTTCCCGCTTGATGCTGCGCAAGGTCAGGTCGTGCCGCGCTTTACTTTTGATAGCCATAATGTATATCTCCTTTAAGTGGTAGTCATGGACGCAATGGCGTCCTCAAGATTTTTTACGACAAGATTCACGTCCCGCTGGTAGTCCAGCTTGATGCCAGCGCCGTCGCTCGCTTGCACCACGGTGTCGGGCGCGTAAGCTGTGAGGGCTTTGTAGGCGGCAATTTCGGCAGGGAATAGCGGAGTTTCTATTGGGGTGGCGAGAATTGCGGTTAGTGACATAGGCGTTTGTTGCAGATATTGCTGTAACTCTCCCAGAGATGTGATGTTTTTAAATCTAACGTATAAGGCCGTTTTGGTGATCGTAAAAACATCAGGTGTAAGCCATGTACCACCATTGGCTCCAAGTGCTAAAGCGGAGCAAAACGCATTTGCATCAGCAGTATCTGTATCAGTTATTTTTAAATTTTTAACTGCACGTAGAAAACGTATGCCGTTAGTGGTCGAGCTTGCGGCAAAACCTGAGCTGTCAGAAAAAACCATTGTTGTTACCATCTGCACCTTCACCCCTCTCTCCAAGTCTACCTCGTCGCACACCCATTGCTGGCCCGTGCTGTCGGTGTAGTTGCCGCCAGAGGTGACAGGGATGCCGGGTAAGCCGTTGGGAGTGGGGAGGGTGAGAGTTTGCGTTTTGCCGTTTCCATCGCTCAAGGTGACCGTTATGCTCCCGCCGTCGCCTGCGCTCACGATAGGCACAGGTGCATCTGGCGTGGGTGTGCCGTCCTGCGTGCTCTTACCGTACACGGTCAGGCCGCACAAGGGCGCAGGGAAAGCGTCGTCAACGGAGATGGGGTTGCCTGTCTCCGTGCCTGTGAGGATGTTCTGCCGTGCCTTTACTGCGCTGATAGCGTCACCTGTGGCTTTTGCATCGGCAGCTTCGCCCTCGTGGGTGAGGGTGGTGTCCAGTGCTACGGCAGGGCCGGGGTCACCCTTCTCGCCTTTGAAATCGCCGTTTGCAATGCCGTCCTTGAGCTCCTGCAGGCTGTCAGCAGCTTCCTGAGCGCTTTGGCTGGAATTGCCTGCACTGGTGGCGGCTTCGCTGGCGGCGGTCTGTGCGGCTTTTGTGGAGGCTTCCACCTGCTTGAGGGCCTTGTCCCGGGCTGTGTCCACAGCCTGTGTGGCGGCGGTCTGCTTGTCACCGATGGCTTTCAGCGCGTCTTCTTTGGCGGTGATGGTGTCAGAAAGAGCCTGTCCGGCCTTTTTGGCAGATGCCCCGGCCTGCTGTGCTGCCGTCTGCGCATCGGTCTTTGCCTGCTCTGCGGCGGTGGCATCGGTGTGTACAGCATCTACCAGCTGCTGCCATGCAGGGGTGCCCGGTTCCGGCTCTGTGCCGTCCTCTGTGCCGGAGTTGGCACTTACACGGTAGTGCAGATCTGCGCTGGTGACGGTCTTGGTGCCGTCGCTGCCCTCAAAGGTGATGCAGCCATTGCCGGGCTGTGCGGTCACGCTGGCGGGCACGGCCACATAGCCGTCCACCACCAGCGAGGATGCCGGGTCTTTGCCGTCCGGCACGTGCCAGAAAGCCCGGATGGTCATGCCTTCCCACTCGCCGGTGGCATCGACGTGCAGGCGGTACACGCCCCGGTTCTTGGTGTAGCCAAAGCGCACCAGCTGCTCATAGCCCGGCACTTTGACGACGCCATTGGATGCGAGAGATACGCTTTGCTCGATCATGCTTTACTCCTTGTTGATGGTAGGCTTCTTTTCTGCCAGCGCCTTTTTCATCATGCTGACGGCCTTTTCGATCACGCTGTCCAGCACTTCATCCGTGATGAAAGGCTTCAGCCAGTCCGGCAGTGCGCCGCGCAGCGCAGCAAAGACCTGCGCCTTTTTCTTTGCGCCCTGACCGCTGCCCATGATGCTGTCCTCGGCGATGGTCACAAGCTCCAGCGCCCACTGCTTGACGTACTGCTTGTACCCCAGCCGAATGGCACCAACGGCCAGCGCGGCAAAGCCAATGAGCATCAGTACCAGTGCGATAGGTGCGGGGATAAAGTTAAACATTGCTTCCATGATTTGTTACTCCTTTCAGTAGGTAGTTGTTGATATCGGATTTGCTTTTTTGCATACCTTCGCGGTTATTGCCGGACAGCTGCGAGTCCAGAAGATTTTGCACGCCAACAAGGACGAGACGCATCTCTTCATCGAGGCCGTCAAAGCGGCGCAGGTCTCTTGCAAGGGCCTGTGCGTGCTGAAGCTGTCCCTGTTCCAGCACGCCAAGTCTTTTTTCGAGCGTATCCATCCGCTTGTTCTGAGCATCGTCGGGGGCCTGTGCCTTTTTGATGTACTTGTGGATGATGTCCAGCACCTTGTCAATGGTGATGGCCGCAGCGCACAGGCTGCCCAGGATGCCAAGCACCCACAGTAAAGCTTCTTTTTCGGTCATTTACCCTCCCGGAGACGGGTCAGGCCCTTCTTGCGGATGATACCCGCATAGTCCTTGTATGCGTGGGACATGTCAACGTTGGTGGTCACACCGGGTACACGGGCCTTGCTGGTGTACTGCCACATGCCAAAGGGCCAGCTGGGAGCAGGCTTCTTCGTGCGGTATGCCGCCAGCCACACATCGTATGGTTTCAGCTCTGCACCGCCCATGTACAGGAAGGTGTTGCCGAACCACAGGCCTGTGTAGAGCAGAGCGTACACGCCCCAGCTTTCCACCGTGCTCAGCATGTAAGCTGTCAGGTTGGTCAGCGCGGCCTTGCCCAGCGGCTTCTGCACCTCGTCCTCGATGTCCACCGCCACCGGCAGCTCAAAGCTCCGGCCGGTGAGCAGCTTCTTGAAGTAGGCCAGCTCCTTGTCGGCCTGCTCCCGGTTGACCGCCTTGAAATAGCCATACACGCCGCAGGGGATGCCCAGCCGCTTGCATTCTGCGTAGTTGCGGGCAAACTGCGGGTCAGTGTAGGGGGCACTGGGCCGGCCCGCTGCGCTGTTGCCCATGGCGCGAATCATTACGCCGTCTACCTTGCCGCTCGCCTTTACCTTGTCCCAGTTGATCGTGCCCTGATGCCGGGACACGTCCATGATTTCAGCCATAGTGTCCTCCTTACTGCGTGATTTCCTCAAAGCCGCTCTTGATAAGAATCGCCTTCACCTTCTCCTTCAGCAGGCGGGGGCAGCGCTCGTACAGAGCCTTTGCATCCTCCATAGTCTCAGCATACATGATTTCCTGTGCCCACAGCTTCGCCATCATACGTACCATCCTTTCTAATTTTTGTGTGATTTTATGCATAAACAATCTCGCTCATTTCAAGCAAGCATTGCCTGAGCATCTTGTTTTCTTCCTGCAGTGCCGCCACCGTCTCCGGCAGCTTCTCCCGGGCTTCGGCCTTTTTGCGCTCTTCTTCCCGCGCAACCAGCTCTTCGGCGGTGTAGCGGATGTACTTCTGGATGGGCACCTGTTCCACCCATTCCTCCTGCGCCTGAACGCCGGGACGGTCGATGATTTTCTGTACGTCCCTGCCGCCGTTGGGGTACTCGGTCACGGTCTCCCAGTGCCACTGCTCCTCCACGCCCTCTACGGCGGGGTGCTCCACTGGCTCGGTGTCGTCCACCAGATACCCAAGGGTCAGGTCCGGGTTTTCCACGGCTGCGCCGTTCTCGTCAATAATCTTCATGGTTC